TATAAGAGACAGCCCGTATTCCCGTTCCGCCCCAACTGGGCACGGCCGGTGGTTGAGCGCCTGGAGTGGCTGACCGATATCACTGAGGCCAAGACGGGCCACGAAGAGCGCATTGCCCTGCGCAATCTGCCGCGCCGTGCGCTCGAATATACCGCCCTGTTGCAAGGGGCTGCATTGCAGCAGCTTGATGCCCTGCTGTGGCGTCATCAATCGCAGAGTTGGTTATTGCCCGTCTGGACCGACCCCCAGCCGCTGCAGGTACCGGTAGAGGCTGGGGCAGACTTTGTGCCGGCAGATACGGCTCTTTACGCATTTGCGGCCGGGGGTCATGCCGTGCTATGGCTCGATGCGACGCGCTACGAAGCCGTCACCGTCGACGCCGTGTCCAGCGACGGCATTACGCTGTCAGCCCCTACCACGCAAGCCTGGCCGGTAGGGGCGCACCTGTACCCGGCCGTCCAGGCACGCATGCCGTTTGAAGTCACCGCCCAGCGCCCCTCCGCCGCGTCTGGGCAAATCACCCTGCGCTTCGAGCTTCAGCCGGTACCCGCCCTGACTGCAGATGATGCCGTGCTTTACCGTGGCACCCCGGTAGCCCTGCGGCGTCCAAACTGGGTATCACCTGTGCAGCAGCGCTGGCAGCGGAAGCTGCAGCGGGTGGATTACGAGACCGGTTATGTGTTCCAGGACGATCTCTCAGGTGTTCCCTCGCTGCTGCGCAGTCATCGGCTGTTGCTGCGTAATCGGGCAGAGATCTCGACCTGGCGTGGTTGGCTGCATGCCCGCCAGGGGCGGGCATGGGCCTTCTGGTCGCCGCAGTGGCAGCATGATCTGACCCTGGCGGCACCGATCACCGCGGCTGGCAACACGATCAGCGTGCGCGCCTATGGCGCCACGTTGCACGACCTTGGCGCCGGTCGGCGCGACATTGCGCTACATCACCGGCGTACCGGCGCGTGGGCGTTTCGCCGCGTGCAAGGCTACTTCGGCGTCGACGGCCTCGAGGTCCTGACCCTTGACGCGCCAGTAGGCTGGTCGGCCGCCCCTGGTGAGGTCTTCGCAACCTGGCTGTGTCTTTCACGGCTGGAAGCGGATGCGGTGGAGCTGGCCTGGCATACCCCAGGCGTGGCAGTCGCCGTGTATGACGTGCGGAGCGTGCAATGACAACAACACTGCAGGAGCTCTACCTGTTCAACGCAATGGGGCAGCGCTGGACCTATACCAGTGGTGACACCCCGGTAACGTATCTGGGCGACGTCTACGAGCCGGTGCCTATTGGCCGGGGTGGTATCGAGCAGACGCAGGACATCAATAAGAACGACTTGCAGATTAAGTTTGCTCGCGACAACCCAATGGCCTTGCTGCACTTGCAGTATGCCCTAGATAGCGTGATCAGCGTGACGGTATTTCAACGCGATGAAGAAGGGTGTTTTTTTGTGTTTTGGAAAGGGCGTACAACTGGTGCTCGAGGGGCTGGCAGCGAAGTAACTCTGGTGTGCGAGAGTGTTTTCACATCGCTGCGCCGTCCAGGCTTGCGTGCCCGATACCAGAAGACTTGCCGCCACGCGCTGTACTCGCGCGGGTGCATGCTGGACCCCGAGGATTTTGCCGTCGTGGCGCCAGTCACGGCCGCAGCCGGCAACGTAGTCACCGTGCCGGCTGCGGCCCTGCAGCTAGATGGTTGGTACCTTGGTGGCATGCTCCGTGCCGAGGACGGCTCCTTGCGCCTCATTACTGCACACGCTGGCAGCCAGCTCACGCTCTCGCGTCCGATCGAGATCCTGATCACAGCCGTCCCGGCGGCAGGGTACGGGTTGAGCTATGGCCAGTGGTACGGCGGAGAGGTGGTGGTGAAGATCTACCCCGGGTGCGATCGGGTGCGCGCCACGTGCGAGTCGAAGTTCGACAACCTCGACAACTTCGGAGGGTTTCCCTGGATCCCGACCAAGAATCCGTTCGGCGGGTCGTCAATCGTTTAAGGAGCACTGATATGGCGTGGGTCTATCTCGCGTATTTTGTTGTCAGCTTGGTTATTAGTTCAGCGTTGACGCCTAAGCCTAAGAGCCAGCCGCCGGCCGGTCTGGGAGACATCAAGGCGCCGACTGCAGAGGAGGGGCGCGAGATCCCTGTGCTGTTTGGCACGCGCGACATTGAGGGGCCGAACGTGGTCTGGTACGGCGATCTGCGTACCGTGGCCATTCGCAGCAAGGGAGGGAAGAAATGATCGACTTCATGGTGATCGGCCTGCCGCGCAGTGGTACCACCTGGGCTGCAAACTGGCTTACCACGGACGCAACGCACTGCGTACACGATCCGCTATACACGACGCATTACAAGGATTGGGACGTGCTGCTGCCGCATCGCGCGCCAGGCCGCAGCGTGGGAGTCTCATGCACTGGGATCTGGCGCTGGCCGGAATGGCTCAATGGCCACCCGGCGCGCAAGGTCATCCTGCATCGCGACGTGAATGAAGTGCGCCAGTCGCTAGCCGATATTGGTCTGCCGCCGATCGAACGCACCGCCGCGCAGCAGCTCGGCGAGATACAGGGGCTGCACGTGCCCTATACCGACCTGTTCGACCCGTCGCGCGCGCACGTCATCTGGTCATACCTCACGGACCGCCCGTTCAACATCGCCCGCCACCGCGAGATCTCCGCGATCGAAATGCAGCCGGAATTCTCTGGGCTGAGCGTCGGCCACGAGGTCACGCGACGACTGATGGAGGAGATCAGCCGTGCCTTCCGCTGAACCATTGATCGTGACGATGCGCGATGTGCGCGCGGCGAAGGGTTGCAGCCGCGGCGCGCGGGCATTTTGTCTGCGCCACGGCATCGACTGGGGAGCATTCCTTCGCGACGGCATTTCGGCAGAAGCGCTAATCGCCACCGGAGACGCCCAGGCAATTGCACTCGTGGAGGTGGCTCGTGGGCGGAAGCAGTAAGAAGGTCACCGTCGGGTACAAGTATTACCTTGGCATGCACATGATTCTATGCCATGGCCCAATCGACAAGCTGACCCGTATCCAGGTGGATGAGCGCGCCGCGTGGTCCGGAGACTCCACTGGAGGGCGAATCAACGTCAGTGCTGACAACCTGTTTGGTGGGGAGAAGCGGGAAGGCGGGATAAGCGGCGCCGTGGACCTCGAAATCGGGAGCCCAACACAAGTAAAGAACGACTACCTGACGTCCAAAATCGGCTCGATGATCCCGGCTTTTCGCGGGGTATGCGGCGTCGTCCTCCGTCAGTGCTACCTTGGGATCAACCCCTACCTAAAACGGTGGTCTTTCCGTATTCAGCGGGTGTTCCTTCGCTCAGGCGGGCAGGAACAGTGGTATCCGGAGAAGGCCGGAATCGGGCAGGGGCCGGGCACCTTCCTTGCGGTCGCCTCACCAGGATGGAAGTACAACGTCGCAGAGAGCGATGCAGATATCGAGTTCGCTTCACCAGCATTTGACGATTCAACCTGGGGTGTCGGTCAGCTGCCGTTCGCCAGCTCGGAATTCTCCTACTTCTCTATTCAGGCTCACCTAGCGGGCTTCACTGCCGGGAGAAACGCTAACTGGCCGGCAGGGAAGTTTCTGTGGTTAAGAAAGGACCTCGGGGCATTCCCGCGGGGGCCTAGGTACTACCTCGAGACCTATGTCGACAACCTGGTGTCCGTCTGGCTAAACGGTGTCAAGCTGGCGACAAAGATGGGGATATCGGATCACGTCCCAGGCGTTGGAACGTGGCTCAACTCGATCCATCTCCCGGAAACCCTGCTATCCCCAAGCGGCCCTAACCTGGTAGTCCTGCAGACAGAGGACACCAGCGGCACGTCCGGGTCATGCTACGTTGATTGCAGGGTAGTGACCATCGACTCTTTCGATATGAATCCCGCTCATATCATCAGGGAGTGCCTGACGGACCTTGACTGGGGCATGGGGTATCAAGAGTCAGATATCGACGATGCCAGCTTCACCGCCGCGGCCAACGGGCTCTACGACGAGCAGATGGGGATATCCCTGCTTTGGGATAAGCAGACTCCGATCGAAGATTTTGTGTCGGAGATCGTGCGCCACATCAATGCGTCGCTGTATGTGGATCGAACCACAGGGCTGTTCGTCCTGAAACTGATTCGCAATGACTTCGACGAGGAAGACCTGATCACCCTGGGAGAGGGCGAAATCGAGCGTGTTGATGGCTACATGCGCTCGGCGTTTGGCGATTTGGTGAATTCGATCACCGTGAACTTCTGGGATAGTACAACTGGCAAGACGGCAAGCGTCACTGCTCAGGATACCGCGCTGGTTCAGATCCAGGGTTCGGTGATAGGCACCACCTTGCAATACCCAGGCTTCACGAGTCGGAACATTGCCGCCAGGGTGGCAATGCGCAATTTGCAGGCCCTTTCCACCCCGCTATTGTCTTGCACCATCCAGGCTAATCGGGCTGCGGCCGGCTTGAATATTGGTGACCCGTTTAAGTTCGAGTGGCCTGACTATCACGACGGCTACATCGTGATGCGCGTAACCGGCGTTGCCCTGGGCGATGGCCGCAGGAATTCCGTTCGAATCACGTGCATGCAGGATGTTTTCAGCCTGCCCGAGACGGCTGCGATTGCCGATCCGGAGGATAGCTGGATCGATGTGTCACGTCCTCCGCAGGCGGCGCTGCATCGAATCGTCCGTGAGTTGCCCTATTACGAGCTGGTGCAGCGCATCGGACAGGCCAATGCGGATGAGCAACTGGTTCTCAACCCCGAGCTCGGTTTCGTCATCGCCAGTGCGGCGCGACCGGATGGAGCGATCAACGCCACAATGTCTGTCGACGCCGGGGCAGGCTACGAAGATGCCGCCTCGATTGATTTCTGCCCGTTCGCATTACTGGCAGCGCCGGCAGGTCCTCTTGACACCGTGCTGCAGATCAAGGAAGGCATTGACTTTGACTTGATCCAGGTAGGCACTCACATCGAGGTCGGAGAAGAACTCGTTCGCGTTGACGTGGTGGACCTTGGGGCTGGGACGATTACGGTCGGTCGCGGCGTGCTCGATACGGTGCCGTCGGATCACGCAGCCGATACGCCTCTTTTTGCATGGGATCAGTATGCAGACGGAGACACGACAGAGTACTCGCAGGGCGAGACGATCAACGTCAAGCTGAGACCCATGTCCGGAGCCGGGCAGGTTCTTCTTTCACAGGCGGCTGCGGACGAGGTGACGTTCGATCAGCGCGCACTAAGGCCTTACCCGCCTGGCAGGCTGAGGATCAATACTCTCAGCTACCCGTCTGATCTGACCGAAGCAACAAGCATCACCCTATCCTGGGCGCACCGAGATCGTCTTCAGCAGACATCCGGTTCGCTTGTGGATACAGAGGCTGGAAGCATTGGCCCGGAAAGTGGAACGACCTACACCGCTCGCATCATCAACGCCTCAACGGAAGATGTTCTGTTCGAGCAGGCCGGCATTACTGGGACGTCTTACGGGCCACTACCGCTCACCGGGAATTACCTGCTTCGGGCTGAGGTAATCAGCATTCGCGATGGCTTGGAAAGCTGGCAGAGGCTACAGCACGGCTTCGTCTACGGTTACCTGCAGTACCTCAACACCGAATCCAGCGATCGCCTCGTGTCCGAGGCTGGCGACAACCTAATCATGGAGTAACCAATGGCCGACGTAAAAATCAGCGAGTTGGATGCAGCGGCTGCGCTGGACGGAACAGAGCTTGTTCCGATCGTTCAGGACGGTGTGACGGTCAAGGCAACCGCACAGGACATCGCAGACCTCGGTGGAGGAGGGGGAGGAGGCGGCAGCACCCAGTCCATCATCATTGCCTGTAGCGACGAGACGACCGCTCTCACCGCTGGGGCAGGCAAGGTAACTTTCCGGATGCCCTATGCCTTTACCCTGTCTGCGGTTCGGGCCTCGCTCACGACGGCCCAGGCGGGAGGCAGCATCCTCACCGTCGATATCAACGAGGGCGGCGCATCAATCCTGAGTACGAAGCTCACCATCGACAATGGTGAGAAGACGAGCACAACCGCTGCGACCGCCGCGGTCATCAGTGACACAGCCCTCGCTGACGATGCGGAGATCACCATTGACCTTGACCAGGTTGGTGATGGGACGGCGAAGGGCTTGAAGGTGGCCTTGATCGGGGTGCCGGCATGAGCCGGATCGTAATGAGCACAAATGTCCGTGCTGCCCTCAAGTCGCGGCAGCGCGGATTCTTGCTCAACCCTTTCAGGTTCGGCTCTGAGGAGCCGCCACCTGGCGGTGGCGGTCCCGCGTGGGAGGATGTCATTGCCCTCTTGCATATGGACGGGTCGAACGGGAGCACCACCTTCACCGATGAGAAGGGTGGCACATGGACAGCGTCGAACGCTGCAATCACGACTGCGCAAAGCAAGTTCGGAGGAGCCTGCGGCCTATTCGATTGGTTATCCAGTGGGTATATCACTCGGGCGCACGCGGCCGACCTGAACTTCGGGGCGAACCCGCACACCATTGAGTTCTTCATGTACGCCCCGGCGTACCGGTCTGGCGGGCGTGGTGTTGTGTCGCGTCGGATCGGTGCGGTGTATTGCCCGTTTGAGTTGAACATCAACGGGAACGGTTCATTCTCCTTGCTCCTCGCAAATTCAACAAACGACGGTTGGGCGGCTATCACTACGTTCGGCACAGTGAGCTTCTCGATAGAGACTTGGACCCACGTGGCGTTTGTCTTCACTGGTGAGTTGATTCAGCTTTATGTTGGTGGCGTGAAATCCAATACGGAGGTTTCCTACACCACGATTGCAGACTCTACCCAGCCCATCTACCTCGGGCGGGGTGGTGACGGTGCAGCAGACGTCTATCTCGACGAGGCGCGCATCGTAAAGGGCGCTCTCTACACAGAGGACTTTACGCCGCCATCGTCCCCGTTCCCGAACTCGTAACCCAGGAGAAAAAATGCCTGCACAAACAGAATCACGATCCGGTCTCTACTGGGGCTGGGACCTCGGCGAATCCGGCTGGAAGACAGAAATGGACGCAAACCTGCTGTCCATCGGGCGTTTCGCCTACCACCTGTCCGTGAAGGATCGGGATCTCTCTGCACCCCCTGGATCCCCCGCCGACGGTGACGCCTACATCGTTGGCGCCGCCGCGACCGGCTCGTGGGTCGGCAAGGATGGCAATGTGGCTGTGTGGGACGAGGGCGGCGGCGCCTGGATGTTCGGCGTGCCGCGCGTCGGGTGGGTTGCGTACATAGAAGACGAGGAGAAGCTATCAGCGTACAAGCCCGGCGGTTGGTCTGAGGGCGTCGCCATCTAATTGCAAGAAACGGAAGAGTAGATGACTGAAGAACGATGGACTGGTCAAGAGCACCGCGCCGCTGCACGACTGGCGCAACGCGAGATCGAGGAGTGCATCGATCGCCGTGTTTCACAGCGGTTGGTCGAGCATGCGGCAGTTGAAAAGACATATAGAGACGAGCTGCTAGGCGAAGTACGCGCGTTACGTGAGCTGTTGACCAGCGCATTCCCAGATGGCGATCCGGACGGCCACCGCCGCGCCCATGAGGACGCTATTGATTTCTTCCGCGACTGGGGCGCGCTGATGCGCGAGATCCGTAACAAGACATTTGTCGGCCTGGTATGGGCTGGCATTGTTCTCGTAGGCCTGTCCGTCTGGTCCTACGTCAAAGCCAAAATCGGCGCGCCATAAGGAGGTCCCATGCGCTTTCGTTACTGGTTCATTTTTGGCGGCTCGGCGATCGTGCTGACTGCACTACTGCTCACCGACCCCGACCAGGGTTTGACGACCGGACTGCTGCTGCTCGCATTGGTCACACCGCTGCTGGCCGTGGGATTTGCGCATTACGCCCGGAAGGCTCTGCATGACTACCCCGAGGCCGACGCCCGCCGCCTATTTGCCCGGGCGGGCGAGCACCCTACCGGTGCAGGGCTGGCGCTGATCGCGTTAGCCATCGTGCTGTATGGCTTGCTCGGCCTTTTCGGGCATGTGGCTCGTGCAGACGTCCGCACACACATCCCGGTCGTCGCGGAGACGCACCGCGCAACGCTGGCGGCAGAAGTGGCTGCCCACTGGGCAGACCACCCGCGACCCGCCGTGCTGCCCGCGCTTGTCGAGCACGAAAGCTGCATCACGTTGAAGCACAGCCGGTGCTGGAACCCCGCCAGCAGGCTCAAATCCACACGGGAGGAGGGCGCCGGCCTCGGGCAGATCACCCGCGCATGGCACGCAGACGGCCGGCTGCGTTTTGATGCCCTGGCAGAGATGCGCGATCGCCACCCCGCGCTGCGGGAGTGGAGCTGGGCCAACGTCTATGAACGTGCAGATCTCCAGTTACGCGCTGTGGTCCTCAAGAGCCGCGACAATTACCAGGCACTGCGGCCGGTGGTAGATCCTGATCAGCGCCTGGCGTTTGCGGATGCCGCCTACAACGGCGGGCTGGGTGGGGTACAGCGAGAGCGCCGAGCATGTGGCCTAAAGGCGGCTTGTGATCCCCAGCAGTGGTGGGGCCACGTTGAGCACGTGTGTCTCAAGAGTCGCGCCCCGCTGTACGGCAACCGCAGCGCATGCGACATCAACCGCCACCACGTGCACGATGTCATCCGCACCCGCGCGCCAAAGTACGAAGGGTGGCTGTCATGACCGCCAATATCACCGACCTGGCCGCATGGCGTGCAGCCCACGCCCGCCCCATCAAAGATGCCTGCGCATGGTCCGCCGCCGTCGAACAGGTCGCGCTGGCAAACCTGCGGATCCTGTTCGCCTGGCAGCGCATCCTGCTGAGGGCATGGACATGACCGGCACGCGTACCTGGGTCACGCTGGCCGCCGCTGCCGCGCTGATCGCCGGCGTCGGCCTGCAAACCGTGCGCCTGGCCAACGAGCGCAGCGCCCACGCCGACACCCGCACCCGCCACGCCCAGCACATCGCCGCCCTTGAATCCGCCGCCCGCGCCGCAGTCCAGGCCGCCCGGGCGGAAGAGCAGCGCCGTTACACCGCCCTGCAGGAGATCGCCACCGATGCACAAAAACAACTCCACCAGGCGCGCGCTGACGCTGCTGCCTCTGCTGGTGCTGGCCACCGCCTGCGCCAGCGTATCGCTACCCTCACCACCGCCTGCAGTGCCGCCCCCGGCCATCCCCCCGCTACCGGCGCAAGCCCGGCAACCGCAACCCCCACCGATCTGCTCCACCGGGTGCAGCAGCGGCTTGACGACGCTGCGGACGCAATTGCTGGATATGCTGACGACGCCCGAATAGCCGGGCAGGCATGCGAGCGGGCGTATGGGGCGCTGGGGGAGTGAGTGCGTAGCGATTTGCTACGAATGGCTGTAACAACCAGCCGTGGCGGGTAATTCAACCCATTGAACTACGAGGAGATTGCATTTTTTGCATCCCGCGCAGATGCTGGCATTTCGCCTTATTCCCAGCATCTGCGCGGGTTTTGCTTGCGCTACATCATCACCACGCTTCACAATTCCGCCCTATGTATCACGCTCGATTGCTACAGCGAGCGGTACACATTTGCTACGAAACCGGGGGCGTGGTGGCCAGCATCATCAAAATCGGCGAGCGGTGGCGGGCGCAGATCCGTCGCGTGGGCGTGAAGCCTATCACAAAGAGCTTTGGCACGAAATCGGAGGCCGAGCGCTGGGCGCGGCAGATGGAAGCCAAGATCGACGCTGGCGACTACCAGGCTGCAAGCGGCACGAACCTGGCGACCGTGATCTCCGAATACCGCCGCCTGCGCGAATCCGGCGGGCGCGAAGTGCTGGACACCAGCAGCGAGCACTACCAGCTTGCCTGCCTCGCCCGCTGGATGGGCGAGCTGCGCGCCGAGGCGCTGGAGGTCGAGCACCTGATCGAGTTTGCCAAGGCCCGCCGCGCGGAAGGGGCGGGCCCCTACACGGTGAACATGGACATCAGCAAGCTGGGCACGGTGCTGCGGCACATGGGTGCGGTGCTCAAGCTGCGCATCCCGGACGTGGTGGGGCAGGCCCGGCCCACCCTGGCGCACTTCGGGTTGATCGGCGGGGGCGGCAAGCGCAAGCGCCGGCCATCGGAAGATGAACTTGACCGCATCTGTGAGTGGCTGGCCGCGCAAAGCGCATCACGCACCATGCGGCGCATGCCGGATCTGATCCGGCTCACGGCCATCATCGGGCTGCGGCGGGGGGAGGGCACGCGGATTCTGTGGGCGGATCTGGACGAAGAAAGCCGGGTGGTGATGGTGCGCGACCGCAAAGACCCGCGCAAAAAGGCCGGCAATGACCAGCTTGTGCCGCTGATCGGGGATGCGTTGGAGATTATCCAGCGTCAGCCGCGCGACGATGCGCGGATCTTTCCGCTACACCCGCAGACCGTGAGCAAGGCGTTCACCGAGGCCTGCCGGGCGCTGGGGATACCGGATCTGCACTTCCACGACCTGCGCCATGAGGCGGCCAGCCGGCTCGATGAGGCGGGGTGGTCGCCGCATGAGATCAAGGCGGTGACGGGTCACCGGATGGACGTGCATCTGGATCGCTACATCAACCACAGCGCGGTGGAGTTGGCCAAGCGGCCGGTCAGGCGCCGGGACTAATTTCAGCGGATGGCTTGCGGCCCCAGCTGAAATTAGTCGGTCGGCGTCACAGGCGCTGCTGCTATTGCCGCGCCAATCGCGGTTTCGTAGGCCCAGTCTCCGGGAGACCCAAAGGCTTTCGCCAGAGGCTTGCCATCCACTACATGCGCCAGCACGCGTAGCAGGTCGGCCGCGTCGCGCAGCGTCTGGTCCTCTTCTGCCGTGGTGGCATTCACATTGCGCACCTCGGCGGCTTTGTTGCGCAGAGCGGTGGCGAGTTGTCTTGTTTCCATCGTTTTCTCCTTGGTCAGTGAGCGCCGAACCCGGCGCTCAAGCGGGACCGCGCGAAAAGCTGCGCGGCCCTTCGCTATGCGTTATGCCGCCCGCAGTGCCGCCCGCATCCCATCCACGTGCTCGGCCACGTCCGCAGCGTGGAAAACCACCTTCCCGCCACTCTTGACGCCCCGAATCGGGAAACTGCCCAGCACGCGCTGGTTGCGCACGGTGCCGGCGGCCATGTGCAGCACCTCGCCAACCTGTTCTTCGGTGAGCAGGGGGCCGTATTTTTCCAGCAGATAGGCGGTGGTCAGCAGGCTCATAGTTGGGCCTCGTTGTGGATGGGCCACGCGAAGTTCATCGGCGCTAATCGGTATTCCGGCCGCAGGATGCGTAGTAGGTGGATGGCCTGGGTCGTGGCATCGTCCAGGGCGTTGTGGTGGTCGCCGAAGCGCTCGATGGGTACGTCACGATGTAGGGCTTTGAGGGTGCGATAGCAGCGGTCATTCCACCACGCCCACGGCGGCAGGATGCCTGCGCGCTGGTAGGCGCTGCGCAGGATCACGTTGTCGAAGCTCGCGCCGTTGCCCCACAGTTCAGCACCGTCGGTGTGGGTGTCTATCCAGTGCGCAAACGCGGTCAGGGCCTGGGTGATGGGCTGGCGATCATCCGCGGTGATCTCGGCCCGTGCCGCGTCGCTTTGCTGTAGCCACCAGGTGATTGTGCTTGCGTCGATGACGCCGCCGGCCTGCATGGCGCTGGCGAGGTCAATGCGGGCATAGAATCCATCGGGAGAGATCTGGGTGCCCTCGATGTCGAAGCACACCGCGCCGATTGCCGCGATGGCAGCGTTGGGGCCGTTGCCCATGGTTTCGAGGTCGAGCATGACGTTGCTGTAGATGAGATCAGACATGGGGAGCCTCCTGGCCTAGGCGAACAACCGTGAAGCGGCGCGTCTGAGTTTCGTCGAACAGCGGATCAAGGTGTCCGGTGGCGAAGATGAAGTTCGGCACGCGGAATGTTTTGGCGGGCACGCCCCCACTGCCCCGCTCGGGGATCTTTCGGGCAATTTGCGATTTGCGGGTGCCTTGCGGGCTGACGATCAAGATGGCTTTGCCACGCTGAAGGGTGGAGGTATTCATCTGTTGGATTCCTCGCGGATCATTCGATCGAGTTCAGAGGCGATTAGGGCGCCTGCTTTCTCCAGGTTGCGGCGGTGGGTGGTGGGTTTCCACCAACTCGCTGCCCAGGGCCAGTTCACCGGCGTCCAGCCGATGTCATTGCAGCGCTCGTAGTGGTCCCACTCTGCGTAGCAGATGGCGGCCATGGTTAAGCTGCCGGCGCTGTACTGGGTGTCGTGCTCAGGTGTCCAGCCCTCGACCTCGATCTGCCGGCGGCGCTCATTGGCGATCGCGATCACGCCGGCCGTGCCGATTTCTTCAAGGCGAACCTTGTTGTCGCCATGCACGATGGCGCGGTGTACTCGCTGGATCGTGCCTTCTGGCAGGCCAGTGCGGCGCAGGAAGTTGAGCACGTCATTGTGGTCTTCGGAAGCGCCTTCGCCTTCCAGCAGCCCTTTGATTTGCTCATTGATGAGCCAAAGCGGTGACTCATCGTCGAGGATGTCACGGCTAGACGGGGCGCTCATACCGCTGCTCCTTCCAACATGTCAGGCGTGTTCGGGCAGCGATACTGGGGAGGATCGTCGGAGTCCGGGCTCTTTCCTCCGGCCGCTGCGCGGCCGCCGTTCTTTGCCTTTCCCTTGGGTTTTCTCGCCGCGGTAGCGGCCTGGACTTCATCTTGGCCTGGCGTGGAGGTGTCAGGCGGTGACGCCGTGTCAGCGCCATCCGCAGGCGCAGCTTTATTTGCGGCGGAAAGCTGTTCCAGGGTTCCACCGTTCTCCAGCCAGTCTTCAACCCAGCGGGGTTTCCGGCCTCGGCCGGACCAGCCCAGGTTCGTGTGTTCTGGGTGGCGATACGGGGTGCCCGGCTTTTCGCTCGCGGTTTCCTCGCCTCCCGGCGGAGCCTGTTCAGGGGTAGGCGCCGTTTTTGGCGCAGCGATCGAGGGGGCGGTGGGGTTCTCAGGGTCGATTCCCAGCGCCTTGCACATGTCCAGTAGCGGGGCAGGGGTGGTAATGTCGGTGATATACACGGGCACATCGGTTGCTGGCTCAAGGGCAAGGTCAAGCAACAGGGCGATCAGATCTGGCGTGTTGGCGTTGGCCAGCCAGCTGGTGATGTTGGCGCCCGACTCGATGGTGAGGTTGTTAAGTTTGGCGACGGCCGTTCGCGTCGAGGGGCCGCGTGCGGCCCAGAACTGATGCGCGATGACGCGCAGCTCGGTGGCGATGGGGCTGGCCCAGCTGGCCGCGTCGCGGTCGTAGCGTTGCCGGATGGCTGCGAAAATTTCGTGCCGTCGGCTGGCTTCCGCCTTGCACTCCGCGTCGCGTTGGGCCCATGAGCTGGGCTGTGCCTCTCCTTGCTCGGGGGCTGGCACGGCTTTGCGGTATTCGTCTTTCCGCACGCATTCGATCAGATTGTGGGTGGAGGGGTGTTCCACCAGCACGATCTCCAATTGGGCGCCGGTCTCTTCCAGCATCTCGGCAACGGTCGGCGCTCTGCGATCCTCATCATCGCTATCAGCTATGACAGGGATGCTCTGGAACAGGTCGTCGTCTTCCTCGTTCAGCTCCATGTAGCCACTCCACTCGCTCCAACTTGCCGCGCGCACGACCTTGCGTCCGATGGCCGCAGCGGCATCGACCTGCCGCTGTAGATGCGTGTCGGTCTTGGTCTTCATGCACTCGGTGTCCGTGCACACGTCTGCAGCGCGGTCTGCGGGCACGTCCGGGTATAGCTCGGGCGCGTTGCAGGGGCGCTTGGGGCAGGTTGTGCAGGGGCCGGCTTCGGGGCGCAGCGTTGCGTCATCCAGGGCGAATATCGCGTGACGTAGCCCGCGCATGTAATGGTTTTGGATATGATTTGCGGCATGGCGATAGCTCATTACGCCCAGGTAACCGTCAGTGATCTCTTTCACCGCCTGAACCTGCAGCGCAGCGCCGGGGATGCGGGCAATAAGTAGCGCGCGGCTGGCATCCAGCTTGCCATCGCGGTAGGCCTGCCGGGCGTCTTCGCACAGGGCGCAGAGTTTGAGCCGGCCGTAGATGTACGCGCGGCTCTTGCCGACTTTTGCGGCGAGCTCGTCAGCGGTGTAGCCGTACTCCCTCATCATCAGCTGGTAGCCCTCGGCTTCCTCGAGCTCATTGACGCCGCGGCGCTGAAGGTTCTCGATGACCTGGATCTCGAGCACCTGGCGCGTGTTCAGATTGCGTACCAGGGCCGGGATTGTGTCGCGCCCGGCCAGCAGGGATGCGCGGTACCGGCGTTCGCCGGCAATGATCTCGTACAGCGGGCGGCCCTGGATGGGGTTGGGGGTGTCGTACTCGTCCGGCCAGCGGCGCACGATGATGGGCTCGATCACGCCCTGATCGGCAACGGTGTCCGCCAGTTCGCGCAGGGCGTCTTGGTCGAAGTGCTTGCGCGGGTTGGTGGGGCTGGGGGCCAGGTGCTCGATCTTGATGTGCTGAAAGGGGTTGATTTGCTCAGACATGGTCATGCCTCCTTCTTATGCTGTTCCGTCCGCTTGTGCTGTTCCATCCACTGAACCTTTGCTTCGCAAAGCACGCGATGCTCGCTCCATCTCGGGTGCTCGCGCGCAATCTTCAGAGCCAGCTTCGTGATGCCTGGACGCCGCTCTTCGCTAATTGCGACAGGCGATTTGTGATGAGTGGATAAAGTCATGTTGTCCTCAGTGGAAGTTGGCGGCTTTACAGACCAGCCGGCGGATGCCTTCCGGGGTGTTGCGGCGGCCGATATAGACGTTGCCGGGGCGGTGTTCGCGGTACAGCAAATAGGCGGTGTTGCCGCGGCCGTCCGGCTTTTCTATGACGAACAGGCCGTGATCGCGGGCGATCTGCTTGGCTTCCTTGAGCTGCTGAAGCGGGGAGTGATAGCGGGTCATGTCAGGCTCCGATGCGGTAGCGGTTGTCCTGGTGGCCAACGGTCTGGCGCTGTACTTGCCCCATGCGCCACATCCGCGCCAGGCAGTGACCAATGCCGCTGGGGCGCACGTCATGGCCTAGTGCAGCCAGCGGGGCGACCATGTCGTACACCGTGTGCCACTGCTCGGGGTTGCGCTGCAGTACCTGCAACGCTGCAGCGCGCAACTGCGAGCGGGGGGCCTCGATCGCGCGTTCGGTGCGCTTGGCCATGGCTTGGCGGTGTCGGCCCATAGGGCTGTTGGCCTTGATATCTGCCCACTCGGCGGCAATGAAGCGCACCTGGTGGTGCATGGGGATTGCAAAGCGCGGTAACTGTGTATGACTCATGACAACCTCAACTCAGCGGCCAAGAGGCCGGCCAGAAATATCGCGTCGATCACTTCGCTGTCATCGGCGATGGAATAACGTTCGCGGTAGGCTGCAAGTAGCACCTCCAGCCGGACGGCTTGCGCCGGGGTGACGCACACGGTTACCGGTACCAGGCCATCCTCCTGATCCACTGCTGGCGGGGGGATCGGGCTCATGAGAACACCCCGCTCAGTGCCAGCAGGCCCAGCACCCAGGCCGCTGCGTACAGCCGCCAGAACCACACCCGTTCGCCGTGGCTGGCGGGGTCGGGTCTGTCCTCACTACCCATATGCGGGGCCATCACTGCAGCACCTCGCGCTTGGCGGACCGTTCCACGTCGCGGCGGATCTGCTCGCTGCTGCGGCGGTCGATCGCACAACGCAGGCGAACCACGTTTTGGCGTTGGCGATCGAGGGTGGCGGGGGCGTGGTGCTCCATGAACGCCAGTTCTTGTTCCAGGATCGCAAGGCGTCGCCGCTTGAGCGAAAGCAGGCGGGTAAGGGTGGCATTCATGCGGCTCTCCTGGAGTGGTCGCGCACGCACCAGTCGTGGGCGAGTTGCTCGAACGCCGTGCCCGGCACGCCCAACAGCACATGCACTTCGGCCGTTGGCCGGTAGTCGAGGGCGAGCACCTGCAGGCAGTCGCGGAAGATCTCCACGTCCAGGCAGCGAAAGTCGGTCAGATCGAAGGGGAAGCGCGTGCCGTTGTACAGTCCGAGCAAAAAGCGGGCGACGTAGCGACATTGCCCGCTATGTCCCTGGGCGATGACCCACAGGCGGCGGAGCGCCTCAAGCTGCGGGTTCGGCTTGGTCGGGGCGCTCATGCTGCCACCCCCACGATGCGCTCGATGTCGGCCTCACTGTTGGCGCGGATGATCTCTGCTGTGTGGGGGATGTTCAGTTCATCGGGGTCGAAGTGGGTAAGGGCGAGTGCGCCCGGGTAAAGCTTCTGGCTGCCGTCGTAGTCTTCGATGATCATGGTGCAGCCCAGCGCCCGGGCGAGTGCTCGAGCGTGTCGGCCTTTGCCGGCGCCTTGTGGTGCGCTCAGGATGACGATGCGGGTCATTGCGGTGTGCCTCCGGTCAAGTCAATGACAAAGCGCCGAATTCCGCAGGCGTTCAGCACGGCCACGGCGCGGTCAGGGGTGGGGAACAGGTAGAACTGCCCGGTGTGGGTGTGCAGCCAGCGCACGCGGTCGGCAGGGCCAGCGGCGACGGCATAGCCTGCGCGACTGGCCACCAGGGTGATGGCGGTGCCGGCGGGCAGTTGGCCGAGTCCGGCCAGGGTGATCTGGTCGCGGGCGTCCATGGTTACCACCAGACTCGACGGGTGAACCGCTGCATGTTGAAGCGTGTAGCAACGCCAGCGGCGACGTTCGTGGCCCGATAAATTGACCCTGCAGGCAAGAGCTCCGGGGCATCCAGCGCGCCGATCTCGTCATCGGTGGGCATCCTGCCGCCAACCGCGCTCACGCCAGGCAGGGGGTAGTCCGGGCGGATGTCCAGATTCAGCTGAACCCCGCGCCCCATGGCGTGGCAACCCAGTGCAGACGTGTGCATCTTGGCCTCCTCCCCAGTCGCCGGCCCGGCGGGCCTGTCGCGATGGGGTAAGGCATATTAAACACGTGTTGATTGTGAGGTCAACAAGTGTTTATTCTGTTCTACGTTAGAAACAGGTGTTGATTTTTAGCTGAGGTAGCGGAGGAGAGCCGTTGTGCCCGATTCCGACGGGGTTATCCTCGCGATTGATGGTCTATTGCCGTCCTTCAACCAGGAAGCCAACTCGTCTGCAGTGACGCGGTAAGCGTGGCGTTCTTTGGGTTCTTCAAGATGGATTTCATGGACTTCTATGAAATCTCCCATCTTGGCAATCTGCAGTGCTCGCGGCTCGGTTTTGTGATGAAACAGGTCGCCTTCGTGGAACTCAGAGCGCTCGACCCCTGCATCTGAGTACGAAAGGTATCGATGAGCAATCCGCTTGACGTACTCCTCATCATAGCCGGCCGACTTTGCTGCTTTTTTGGCTGCTTTGGTCTTGTCTCTGTCGACAAACTCTCGCTGGGCAACGCCTAGCGCCGCCCAGTGCGCCTTTTTAATGCAGAACGCCCAGTGCTCGAAATGTGTAACGGGGTCACCAATTGGGACTGATCTTGAGCGACTGGTGTAATTCTCTGCTGGGTGAGTCTCGTCGCACTCAAGTGCGTAGCAAAAGCAAAAGCTCTTCACTCGGCCAGCTGTAATGTCTCTAGCATAGAAGATAGGCCCGCGAATACTAATCGGTGCAATTGGTCGTTTCCGATTTGGTTGGGTGCCTTTGTTGTAAATGACATAGATCACCTCGCCGTCTTCAATCGCTGTGCGTATACGCCCTTCAGTGAGTGGCGTTACAGTTGTATTCCGTTCGCTTTCTTCCATGACTCTAGGCTTATCACGTTTGAATTAGCCCGGCCAATTCGCGGCCGAGGTTGGGCTAGGCGGCCCCGGCCCGTCGCTCGTTTGTCGATGGGGGAGTGACGGATTTCGCCCATATCAGGACAGCTGATTTTGCATCGTCCGACGCTGCTCGGTAGGCGGTTAAGAGTAGTTGTTCGTCGTCGGTGAGCGCCGGCGGACCATAGGCGCGTCTTGCTTCCATTGCTTCTAGCCGTGGAGGTTCGCGCTCTTCATCGTGCCCATAGACAAGCCAAAGCAGGCTAACTCCAAGCGCTTTGGCAATTTCTTCATCGAACTCTGAACGTTTGCTGTCCCGCCGGATAAGCGCAGAGAGATTTGCAGGAGTGAGATCTGGGACGAGCTCTATCAGCCTGGACCTCTCCCAGCCAAGCTGCTCAAGCCGTTTTTTAATCCTGCTCCCAAGGTTCATAGTCAGCACGGTACAACACATGTTTACCTTCGCAAACAAATCGTGTTGACCGTGATTCAACACGTGTTTAACATCCGTTGTCATGAGCGCCCTTCATGAAGCCATCTCGATTGCCGGATCTCAGTCAATGCTTGCCAGACAGCTCGGTTTGGCGCCGCAGGTTGTGAACAACTGGAAGCGGCGCGGACGTGTGCCGGCTGACTACTGTCCAGCCATTGAGCGATTAACGGGCGGCCGTATCCGATGCGAAGAACTCCGGCCGGATGTCGACTGGGGTTGTCTGCGCACTTCTGGGGTGACTCCCATTAATTCATCTTTTATTTAGGAGGCCGCGTGACACACCCCCCCGCCCCAACCCCTCGGATCACGACCGGCCTTGGTCGGATGCTGGCCCGCTGTTTCGCGGGTCTTCCGCCTTTGCAGCAAAAATCAGCCCTCGCAGAACGCCATCAAGCGCTGCGCGTGCGATTTGCTGATATTCGTCGTCGTTATCGTCCGCAGCCATTTGTGCATTCAAGGTATCTGTCGCGAGCGTCGCTGCTGCGAGCGCGTCGCGGTAAGACGCCGGGCGGTACGACGAGGTGAGCGCCGCAATTCCAGCCTGCATGCCTTCGATTGTGGCGCCGGCAATGCGCAGGATCTGGCGGATCTCGCTGTCGGAGTGTTCCAGGTCTTTGATGCGTGCTTCGAGTTCTTCCAGTTCCATGGTGCGCTCCGTGGTTGGTTTCGGTTGGTGTGAGAGCCCTGATTCTAGCCGTGTGGGCGTGCCGCCTTGTTTCCCCCAACCCTTCCTCCTGGGGATTGCCCCGGCGGTGCGATGTGCCGCCGGGACTTTTTTCAGGGCTGATGCGGTGGGCTGTCGGTAGTGCAACGATAAAGGCGGGCACTGATAACCGCCGAAAATCACTGATAGGAAGGGTTATCAATGAACATCAACGATTCTCAGATCCAGATGACGCTGGATCTGGATGCTGGGCTGACGGATCGGTTCCGTTCGGTAAAGGAAACCATGGCCGCGGGGGTTTATCGGCGTGGACTCAAACGAATGGCAGGAGAGCTGGATGTCGCCCCTGGCAACCTGTCTGTGATGCTCGCTGACGATGGGCAGCGGCATCTGGACGTGGATCTGCTCGAGCGCTATATCGAGCGTACCGGCGACAAGACGCCGATCTATTTTCTGGTTGCTAAGTACTGCGGAGATCAGTCAGCTGCTCGCGACGAAGCGTTGGAGCGGGTCCAGGGGCTGCTGGCAGAGTTGCCCCAGCTGCTGGCCAGTGTTGGTGTGCAAGGTAGCCCGCGGCGCCGTGGGAGATAGGCTGAATGTCAGGGGGTAATGTCAGCACATCGGACAGCACAGCGCCGGCCTGGGCCGACCTTGATGCGTATCGGGCGGCGTACCGTGCCCGCTGCCCGGTCCCAGATTGGGCGCTGCCGGCCCTGGCTGAGTTGCGTCAGTGGGTGCTGTGGCGCTACGAGCCGGGCGAGACGCCCGAGAAAAAGCCGCGCAAGATGCCCTATTACCCGGACGGCGGACGGCGCACCGGTGACCAGGGGAGCGAGCGCGACCGCCGCCGCCTGGGCACTTTTGATGAGGCCACCGCCAAAGCCCGCGCGGGAGACTGGGACGGGGTAGGCTTTGCATTCCTGTCCGGTGATGGGCTGCTGGGCATTGACCTGGACGGGATGATTGACCCGACTACCGGCGAGGTGGCCGATCGCATGCAGGCGATTTGCACCGCCTGTGCGAGTTATGCGGAGTTCTCGCCCAGCGGGACGGGGGTGCATATCATCTGCACCCTGCCTGATGACTTGGCGCAGCGATGGGAGACGGAAGGACGGCGGCTGACGTTCAAGAGCAACAAGGTGGGCGTGGAGGTGTTCCACGGCCGTCAGTTTTTCACGTGGACCGGTCGGCGGCACGGTGATGCGGGTCTTGCGCCGATTGATGAAGCGGTGTTCCGCCGTCTTTATGCCACGGTGGAGACTGCTCGAAAGCCGGCTTCCACCACTACGCACTCGCCTGCCGCCGCGCCCGCGCAGCAATCCATAGGGGGCAAGCATCGCAGTCTTGCGGAGACGGTGGCGCTGGCCGAAGAGGCAATCTGCTTCATTGTGGCCGATGAGTACCTGCAGTGGATCGAGGTTGGCATGGCCTGCAAGGCGGGGCTGGGCGCTGCGGGTTATGTGGTGTGGGACGCATGGAGCGCCCGAAGCCCGAAGTATGCCGGGCCAGACGATACGGCCAAGCGTTGGGCAGGGTTCAACCCTGAACAGATCAGCATCGGTACGCTATTTGCGCTGGCGGAGCAGGGCGGCTGGGTTTCGCCTTGGGAGAAAGCCAAAGCCCGCAAGTCACGCTCCAAACCCCTGTCTTCTAGTGCCGTATCTCAAGCTGCGCCTTCTCCAGCGCCGCGAAACGAAGATGTGATGCCGCCGTTCGATGACATGCCCTCTGACGCGATGCAAGCTCCCGCGGGGGGTGGCGGTGAGCCACCGCATGATGACGACTGGCAGCGGCAGTTGTTGTACAAAAAGGGGGATATTTCTGCTTGCCTGGCTAACGCAGAGCTTATTCTGTCGCACATGCAGGAGTGGGACGGTGTCATCGGGTATGACCTGTTCGCAGAGCGCACTGTATATCGCAAACCGCTGCCTTTTGACGTGGGTGCGGGCGACCAGGGGGATTGGACCGACCACCTCGATACCACCACGGCTATCCATCTGCAGCGGTCGTGGCGCGTGGAGTTCTCGCCGAGCACCGTAGGGCAGGCGGTTGAAGTGCTGGCCCGCAAGCATCGGTTCCACCCAGTGCGCGACGCGCTGGCGGCACTGCCGCCATGGGACGGCATCCGCCGCAACCCGGAATGGCTGACAGACTTTCTTGGCGTTGAGCGCTCGGAATACACCATGCGCGTGGGCACCTTTTTTTTACGTGGCATGGTCAAGCGGGTGATGGAGCCCGGGTGCAAGTTCGATTATTGCCTAGTGCTTGAGGGCGCGCAGGGGCGGGGCAAATCGACCGTGGCGCGCATCTTGTCCTGGAGGTGGTTCGGGGATACCGATCTGGACCTGAACAACAAGGATGCGCTGTTAGCCCTGCCTGGACACTGGGTTTATGAGATTGCCGAGCTTGGCTCGCTCATGAAAGCCGAAGAGCGCAAACAGAAGTCGTTCCTGAGCCGGCAGGAAGACGAGTACCGCCCTCCTTACGGCAAGCGTATGACTAAGGTCCCGCGACAGTCGGTGTTTATCGGTACGACCAACGAAGACGAGTACCTTAAAGACGCCACCGGTGGCCGTCGCTTTTGGCCGGTTAAGGTTGCTGACGAGATCGATCTGGAAGGTCTGAGCGCCTGCCTTGAGCTGATGCTGGCGGAAGCGCTGCATGACTACTACAAAGGTGAGCGGTGCTGGCCAAACCGCGCGGAGCAAGACGAATTATTTACACCTGAGCAAGCTAAACGTGGCATGCCTGAGCCGTTTGAAGACTTCTTGTATAAGTTCGTGAATGACCAGGTTGCAAAGTTTTCGATGAAGGACGTTGCCGAGCATCTGGGTCTGACGCCTGACAAGCTGACCCCTGCTATCACGACCAGAATCGGCATCACATTGCGCAAGCTCGGATGTACGCGCGAAGAGCACCGAACGGCTGCAGATCCTAGTCAGCGCCGTTTGTTCGTTCCGCCAGTGTTGCTGAAGAAAAGCAAAGGCTATGCCACTCCTGTAGTGGCGCGGGATTCAGACGCAATAGGGGAGGAATACCCGCGTGCGCCGTTCTGATATCCCTGTTGTGTTTGTGCCCAGCCTGGCGCCCAACCTTCCCAACCTCGTTTTGCAGGTTGGGAAGGCTACAACCCGCGCGGTTGCTGGGGGTTCCCAACCTTCCCAACCTTCCCAACCTGTTTCACGTGCGCACACGTGCGCATGCGTGCGAGCGCGGACACGTGTCCGCGTGTCCGCGCGCGTGTACACGCGTATGCAACGATAAAAAAAGGTTGGGAAGGTTGGGAAAGTTGGGAAGGGGCAGTTGAATCAATGGCTTGCGGCTCCCAACCTGTTTTTGAGGTTGGGAATAGGTTGGGAATGGAGGTTGGGAATGGATGATGTGCTTAAGCGGGTTGTCACAAAGATGCGGGCAGATTTCGTCCGGGTCGCCGAACATCGCAAGGCCCGTAGCGAGTGGAGCGAGGCCGATGAGCAGGAGATTGGAGCGGCCATCAAAGCGGCGGTAGACAAAGGCGATCCGGACATGATCCACAGTTGGGCGCTGTGGCTGGCAGATCTCTCTGCCGGCATCGCAGCGTGGGAACCTGTCTCTTATAC